TTTCCAATCAGTGAAGTTATCTAATCCATAATTAGATCCTGAAAATCTTTTGAAATTGGATATTCCCAACTCGTCATACTGCAATTCAGTATATTCTCTACGATCGGATCTTTCATCTAAATTCAGATAATATAAAGTCGGAAGACCTTTCAGTTTCATAATTTAGCAAACACAGGTCTATCAAGATACATCATTTCTTCTAAACTATTTTTATTAGTCTTCCACCATTCTAACACAGTTGCATCAGATCGTTTGGCCAATGCATTAACTCCTGCTCCATCACTCTCAAACTTCGGATTAGTTACAAACATGGGGAAAGAATATGTTGTACCTACTTGATATGGAATAAAGTCTGCGGAGTGATAATGATACTGAGGAAGATCCTCACTGTATCCATAATTATTCAAGAATCTCCACTTACCGTTTTCCATAAACATATTGACATACTTATCTGCATATCTTTTATTAATAAGAATCGCTGCAGCACTATGATTATTCACCGACCAAGGTGAAAGTGTCAGAGGCATGAACTTCTCACCAATGATATGAAGTTGAACGCAATCCCAATTATGTGGTAGACGTTCGATAAACTCTTCCCACTCAAAATTCAAATATCTCTCCGTATGAAAAGATAAGTCGTCCTCCAATAGAAGAACAACATCAGAATCTAGATCAAAGAGAAAGTTAGCGATCATCTCAGATCTATTCAATAATACACTATAAAATCTTTTCGGAGTCCTAAACGCATCATCAAGAACTAACTTTTTCCAATGTTCATAGTTTTGTTCACCAAAAATAGAACCGTTACAACGTCTCCATTTACGGATCTCATATTTCTTAAATTGTTTCTCCATATACTCACGTCGTTCTTCTCTTTCTTGGAGATTGAGATAATAGATAGGAGGTAAATTAGATAACTTCATAGATAAACTATCTTAGTCATTTCACTGTCGTTCGGTTTACCATAAGTGAAAAATTCTTTAAGAGTAAAGTTATCTCTTTCGTTTTCCCACCAATCGTAGTAAAGATCTCTACAGACAAAGTGATGTTTCTTTGGTACTTTATCTAGGTATGGATTCTGAGTAATCAATGGCAATTGATAGGTTCTACCAACAAATCCAAAAAAGTGATCAACATCTAGAGAACGAATGCCTGGATATCCAGCAAATCTCCTGAGGAAGAAATATTTTCCCTGAACTGTATGAATACGAAGTAATTTTTCAGCAAACCACCTATTAATCATTACAGGGCCAAATGCACTATATTTTGTCTTTGGATGTAGGAAGAACGAGATATAGTCCTGCGATTCAAATCCAAGTTGAATACAATCCCAATCATACGGTAGATGTTTCATGAGAGTTTTCCAATCAAAGTGCCAATACTTGATTAGATCTAGATCATAATCATCTTCCATCAAGATCAAATGTTTTTCATTAGTATTTGTTAACCAATGACGAATCATCTCAAGTGTAGAGATAGTAATGCATGTGGATCGATAATCGTCTGGATGAATTAGTTCTGGTTTGAATAATGCATCTTTCCAAGATTCATAACATTCTGGAATAAGATTTTCACTCCAAAATCTCTTATTTTTTATTTCCCATTTGTCAAACTGAGATTCCATAAGTGGAATTCTATCAACATCACAACTCAACCAATATGCAGTTGGAAAACCTTCGAGTTTATCAGACATACCAAGTAATAATAGAGTAGCGTGTTCCAGAAGTTACAGGCAAGATTTCGTGCGGGAACATGAAGTTTGATGGGAAAAGAATCGCATCACCTTTCTCAAATTTATATATCTTTTCCCTATTGAAAAAGGCAAACTCACCACCCTCATAGTCATCATTAAGATGAAAAGAACAAGTTACGGATCTTTGTTGATTTTTGAATGAGTCTGTATGTTGAGTATAAAACTCCCCAGTTCTATACCGAAGAAGATCATAACCAGTATCAATTTCAGTTTCTACACCGGGCCAACGTTCTCTATATTGTTTGATTGCTTCTGCTGCACACTCAAACATTCTAGAGTCCAAATTCGCATACATCAAGTTTTGATGCGGGAGTTGAGATAATCCAATCGTATTACAACTTCGGATATCTTCACAGATATCACCAGCGCCAACCGAAGATGGTTTCCACCATTCAGAGGCTTCTGGGAATTCTTTTAAAATATCATCGCACAGATCTTCAGGCACAAGTCCCTTGATTACCATGATGTAATCACTAATCATTGATTCTCCTCTTCCTGGTTCCACTAAAAGTTTTGGTACTTTCTGTTCAAAGTTGTTTATACCTGGTCGATTCTTATCGAAATAAGAGTTGACACGTTCTCCTCTACTATACACATAGTGTAGAAATGCTTGAGTGTAGTAGGTTCCAGTATAGTCATCTCTCCAGTGTGGTGCATTACAACCATGATAGAACATGGCATCTCCAGGAGCAAGCATCACAGATTTCTTTTCTCCTCTAGGAGTTTCAATCCATATTTTCCAAGGTCTATCTGCACACAAATTGAGTGTAAGAGAAATCTCACACTCATCCTTATCAGTATGTCGTTTTAGGTCAGAACCATTCTTATACACCCTAGAATAAACATAGGTGGGCAAGACGGTTTCACCAACAATCTTACTCACCTCGGGTGTTTTTTCACAAAGTAACTCAAGAAAGGGTAGATAATTGTGAACTGAGTTTGAGTTTACTGCCTGATTATCGCCTGCAGCGTCATGTTCTTCACAGAAACGCATGAACTCATAACCCAGTTTTATCGCCCTTTCCTGATCAATGAAGTCTCTGACTACAGTATAATCATTGACTTGAAGTTCAGGAATCATATTTCTTTCAATAATTCTTCAATGTCATAGTAGATTTGATTTTCTACTTCATCTTCCATCTCATATGAACTTTCTTCTTGAGTATCAAGAACATCACGGAGATCTTCATGCATTATATCATTTTCTTCCTTTTGAGGCACCTCTTCTTGTCCCAGATCAGAAAGTCCAAGAATATCTTCTGCCGACTCTGGACCATCATCATCTTCCGCATAAATCAGTTCTGCATATCCTCTATCGGGCTCATCTTCCACCTCAAAATCAATTTCACTCAAGATATCATTAAGTTTACTTTCATCAATATCGCGAGTTTCATCATAATCTACGAATTCTAATTTAGGATCATCACTATATTCTACAAGATCAGCTAATTCGGATTCTTTTTTAAAGTCTTCTTGATTTTTCTCAAATTCTTGTCTTACAAGTTGATGAACATTAATAGCATCTTTTAAAAAATCAATATTATCAATAGGGGTAGAAGGACCTTCTACGTACTCAATCTCACCGCAAGTTTCTTCCCACTGAATCGCATTAACCTTTCGGTCGTAGTCATCTGCATTAAACCAACTCATATCAGCGGGTTGTACAACAAAACCATCAATATAGATGGCACTATCATTAATAATTACTGTCAGATTCATCCTGTCCCTCCAAAATATTTTCAAGTGGGTTTACTTGAACGGGCATGATTTTTTGTTGTTTCATCATGTCCTCGTACATAGTGCGATTTTTCTGAGACTCGCGAACAGTCTCATTACGGAAAGACTCAACAGCAGCACCAGTTTGTCTCTGCTGTTGAGAGTTTTCGATAAGTAGAGTAGGCATCCAACCTACTGCACATCCCCAGTGATCTACATCCTGTCCTGTATTGGGATCCATGCCACGAACGTGCATATACCATGCACACTTATGTTCGACACAATCTTTTTTAATTAATGGACACCAATTGCCTGGAGTTTCTTTTTTAAACATAATAAAAAATTGGAGATCAACTGAAAGAGCAAACTATGACATCAATATATTGCACGGCAAGGTTTACGTTAGCAGAGAATGAAGCACTACCACCACTAAATCCATGACTATGTGCAGCTGCATTAGTAGTATTGTTACCAGTGCCTGGAGTGCTTCGTGACCATCCACCGCCAGATCTTACATCGCCACCACCAGGACTCAATGTAACTGAACCACCATTAGAGTGGGTATGACTTGGAAGTTGGTTTGACGTTAAAGTGTGGTTACCAACTGTTCCAGCAATAGGGAAATTGCCAGATATAGGTTTTGAGGATGGAAATGCACTAGTAAAAGAGTTTGATCCTCCAGTACCACCACCAGTACCGGTTACAACTCTAAGTGATTTATTATTGTTTGCTGTACTTTTTGACCATCCAGTTGGAGCTGCTGCCTGAAAAAATATCGACGCAGTACTTTGGGCAAAAATATCATACTTACTGTCTAGTCTAGTACCATCACTAAAGAGAATACCAGTCCCATCTATTTCTGCTGCCATTTTAGTTCACTGAATAATAAGGGTTTGCTATGGTTATTTATTATGCGTCGATATCGAAGTTGCACTGAATAATATCGATATACTGAACATTAATGTTTATGGCAAGGTTTGGTGTAGTTCCAGAGGCACTAAAAGGATGACTATGTTGTGAGGGACCAGATACCCCACCAGTAGCACTGAAACTCCTAGTCCAACCAGTACCTTTATTCACATCACCACCATTAAAAGTTCCATTTGGGTTCTGGGGAAATGGCGATAGAGAAGTTCCTTCAGTACTATGGGTATGTGAAGGGATTTGATTTGCTGTTAAAGTATGATTGTTTGTTGGACTATTAGAAGACCATGGTGATGAATATGTTTGTCCAGTAAAAGAACTAAAACTAATACTACCTCCAGATCCACCACCATTTCCAGTCACAACTCTAAGCATCTTATCATTGTGAGTAGAACTCTTCACCCAATGAGTAGGAGCAGCTGCCTGAAAGAAAAACATTGCTGTATTATCTGGAGTCATCCACCCTCTAGTGGTGACCGTGGTGGAATTGGAAAATACAATACCATCAGTATTAATTTCAGCAGCCATAATAGTTTAACCTTATGATTTATTTATCAACCTAGATGGACAATTAATCATCAAATACTTTACACATGGGAGAACCAGGATGGTCATCACAGAATTTATCTAGCACCTTATCTTGGTGACGATTCTCTGGATTAGCAATCTTACCCTCTGTATTAGGATCCCACTCATCAGGTGAGTGTTCTTCATTACAGTGTAGATCTACCTTGTACTCATTCCACTTATCATTAGGATCATAAAGTGGATCGGATGGATCTCTTTGCTTAGGTGATGACATAGTTTAACACTCCTTGTCTTTTTTGAATTTTTTACGGCACTTTTTTAGTTCTTTAAGTTCAGTTTTAATCATCTGATAGGAGTCTTCGGGAGTGATTTTTCTACCCATCTCCATAGCAATGACCATCTCTACTCTAGTTCCAAAATGTTTAAGTGCCTCCTCAAAACAATTTAGATCTTCATACATACTATTTACCTATAGAGTCCCAGTCTTTTTGAAAAATGGCAAGACCTTCTCTAGTTAGGACACTTTCATACATACGATCAAAAACTCCAGGTGGGATTGTTACGATATCAGAACCTTCACGATAACAGAGTGCAACAACCTCAGGACTACGAACAGATGCAGAAAGAATTTCCGTCTGACACCCATCTTTCCTATAGATTTCGTAGATCGTCTTAATCAGTTCAAGACCATCAAAACCATTATCGGTAAGACGACCGACAAAAGGAGAGACGTAAGTTGCACCAGCCTTAGCAGCAAGTACAGCCTGAGCAGCAGAGAAAATAAGAGTAACATTAACCGTTGCACCAATATCTCGTAGTTGACGACAAGCTCTCAGACCCTCAACAGTACAAGGAACTTTAATCGTTACATTATCCAATTCCATGAAAGGTTTAGCCTGTTCAACCATGTCACATGCCAGATCTGCAACTACCTCGGCAGAGATAGACTGCAGTGTTGGAAAGGATTCTGAGATTGTTTTGATTGCCTCAAAAGGATCCTCACCACTCTTTTTAATTAGACTGGGATTAGTTGTAACTCCATCGAGAAGACCAGTGTCATATCTCATAGAGATTGCATCATAATCTGCAGTATCAAGAAAAATTTTCATTTACCTACTCCGTAGTCTCCGCCGTTTTTTGCATGATCTTTTTCAAGGTCGCTAATAGTTTGATGTGGTTGTACTGGGGATTTGAGATACTTATCACTCATAGTGTCTGTGATGAGAGTCATACCACTTTTAATAAAATTTTCACTCTTGTCAACACTATGACGGGTGTTACGTTCTTCTTTAGACATAGAAATCTTTAACGGTTTTGAGAACTGTCAACAGATGCATGTTACCCTTAATATAACCTGCACATATTATACCAAGAGTACCAAGTAAACACAAGCCCAACATTATGATGTTAGGGGTCGGCGGTTTTAACGTCGGA